CAGGTGTAGTGAATTCTACAAACTTTCTTCTCTTATAATTGTTTGTAAATGCAGTTGTACCGACACCAGGATCACTTAACCTAAAGGAGTTATTATCTAATTTGAGAATATGATGCTCATTTCCACTTGTAAGACCACCGATAGCAGTGGTATCGGCAGTATAAACAACAATATCACCATCTTTGAATCCATGATTATGGAAATTGACCGTGCCGTAAGCAGTTGAAATGCCTGCAGGTTTTGCAGTTAGTTTTCTGTTCTCATATCCACTTCCTGGATTAATAACTCTAATTTCACGTAGAGTTTGTTTGGGATCAAACAGTCTAAATTTGTGAATACCTTGAGTAATCGACGTTGTAAATCCTACAGTGCTGATGCCAGAATTAAAATCATCAAAAGTTTCATACAACTTGATAGTCGATGTATTAACTATTTCAGTAAAATATGCAGACCCACTGTGAAGAGTTGACGTTTGATTAGTGTTACTACCATTAAATGATCCAATACCAATCTCTGCATTTCCATTTCTGTTGTATATAACCTTGTCACCATTCCTCAATTTATGATTTTTGGGGAAAGTGATAGTGTCATCACCAATATCGATACCACCACCTACAGTACTCTCTCTTGAATCAAATTCAACCTCACGATACTTTGTATCAAGGATAGGTTCTAATATCGCTCCAGATCCGTTTCCGCCACTAATGGTGACTGATTGAACTCTACGGATGTCAAAGTCTTGAGGATCAACCAGAATAGACTTGACAGATCCTCTAATAACAGGTCTAATCAACGCTGTAGTCCCACCACTAACAACAGAGTCTCCGAGTGTTACATTAGGTGGATTGATAACATCATAATCATCCCCAGTATTAAGACGAATCACTTCTTTGATTGGTCCAAAGAAAATCTTATCAAATGACTTATAGTTTGAAATTTCAACACCATTCACCAACATACCGATGGTTCCTGGAAGTGTTTCTGCACCAACAGCATTCTTGATGTTCTGACTGTTGGGAAACTTCTTAAGAAGTCTTTGTGGTTGCAGAGATCCACTTTTTTGTGATGCTAAAGTAAATGTATGAGAACCTACTGCACTTAGTGATTCAAATCCGATAGGAGTATTACTTTCAATGAAAGAGGGTGATTCATATAGTTCTATTTTATTGTCAGGATTCAATACCTTCACATAATATGTCTTCTCCACAAGACCTATTAACAGATTATCTGATGCAGTATACTGAACTTCATCTCCAGTTATAAATGGAACACTGGATGGGAATGAAAGAGTTGTATATCTTAAGGTGTTTGTATTGAAATTTTCTAATGCACTACCACTAGCAGTAGGAATGGTTGCAGATTTAATCTCTTTAGTGATCTCATAAGATGGCAAAGAGTTTGCTGCAACATAGAATGTTTCTTCGTTCTCAAGATAAACATTCTGAACATCAGAAGTTACGCCATCATATGCTAGAGCAACTCCTGTACTGGAAGATGTATTAAGTTTTCTTCTGATACTATACTCTACTCCCGCTGCTGGAGTAAATCCACCAAGACTTCCCAGTGTTACTTCATTCTTAGTTGCGCTTACAGTCTGGATTTTTGCTCCTAATACTGCAACAGTCTGTGTTGAACCCTCCAGAATATCTACAGTATCACCAACTTTCAGACTTGACTTTTCAATTGTAGATCTGAGAGTGTATGTTGAACCACTGATTGAATCAACTTCAAACCTGACTGGAGTGTTATAGATCCAGGAGTTTGCAAATATTTCTTTAAATGACTTATTAGTCTCTGGATTTTTGATTACCTCACCAACATTTTTAACACGAATGATTTGTCCCCGTGATACTAGAGAAGGGTTTCCAACCGCTTCAAAGTTGGAAAGAACTCCACCGATACGAAGTTCAACTTTCTTTGTTACATCGCCATTTTCAAAACCAAAGAATACTTGGTCTTGCCTAATATCATCAGAAACTCCGATTACCGCATCAACACCAGTACATTGTAAGAACTGATTGACCGTTTTTTCGTTGTAGTAAATGCTGTTGTTACCAGAAATAATCGTACCTGTTGATCCAAAACCAACAGTAGAATCTACTGTAATAATAGATGAACCTACAGATACTGTATTGATTGCCTTTACTTTAGGTTGAACTTTGAAAGTTCCCTCAACAGTATCTGCATCAGTGAAACCAACAAACAGATTTAATTTGAAATATGTACCAATACCGGATCTTGTAAAGATCTCAACTTCAGAAACTGATGCTTTTGTTGCAGAATCTGCAGAGTTTGTGATTGTTTGTCCAACAAGATTATTTGGATCTCCAGAAATCCTTTCTGCAATAACTACTTCTCTTCTACTAAACTGTGCATCAGATGGTTTGAAGAGATATCTTTCAAGATCTATAACTGTTGGTGTCTCACCATAGAGAACATTGAACAGAATTTTAAATGATTCCTTTGTACCTTTTGCCTTATAGAGAGCATTTGACTCTTTGATGAAGTTGTTAACATCAAGATCATCTACAAACTTTGAATTTTCTAATCCTGGAGTGAACGTATATTTTAACTTTTTGTAAAACTCTTGTAAAAAGAGTACACTCAAGTTCTCTACTTCTGTGCCACTACCGTGAGAAGTTTTATTTGTTTCCTTGAATACTAACTCTTCACGATTTAAATCAGTTCTATGTGTCTGAATACCACTGAAGCCTCTAATGCATCCAGTGAAAGTATTTGTAGTTAGACCTGTGTAGGTGATAATCTCATCACCAATTTTAAACAGACCATACTCATTTGGAAATCCTTTGGTCGAGTAGACCTGGATATCCTCTGTAGTTGATAAAATATCAGAATATAGCGTCGTCTTACCAGAAATAACTTCTTGACTGAAATTATCCAGTGTCAAATATTGATCTAGATTTTCTGCAATATCAGAAGGACCACCTTGGTATTCCTGTGAGATATAATATTGCTTCAGAAAATCAATAGATTTGGGACTTTCGGCGCGTAAGAATTCAGGTAGTTGACTTCCAATAATCTGCTGAACCTTAACCCTCTGCTCAAATCCAGTTTGTATCATCTTATATCCTCTTTAGTTCCCCGTTTAAGTAACTCGATGTTGTTTTATATCCTACACCCGATGTCTGTTCACCAGATGTAATGGTGTCTCTCACCATATTTATCTTACTATTTGCAACGTCAAAGGAGAGATAAAGATCCTTCAAACCAATAACATCATTTGATTCTGGAATTGCTTGAATCTCAATAACGTTATTCTCCTTTTCAGTAGATGTAATAGTTAAGGTATTAATTATAATCTCACCTTTAGTGTAATCAACAGTACCAATTGGATTGAGTGTTCTGTCAATTACATAATTACCTCCTACATTTTTGTTATCTCTAGTGATAACAAGAATGCCTTTACCACTTCCATCCAGTTTTCCACTTGCTTCGGTATTGGGAACATCAGTGAAGTAAAACACATCAGTGCTGCCAGAGACTGTAAATCCAGTACTCTTGATATTAAATCCACTTTCGTTAATATGAAATTGATTGCCATAACACAGTTCATACTGTGTTGGTGCATTTAATAATGAATTTAAATTTCTTCTAATCTTAATACGAGTAATGTTGGATGAAATAGCATCATCAACATTATCAATCGTCTGTGCTAACTTACTATACTTAAATCTACCACCAAACTGATTAACATTTGATGCGGAAAAAGTATTTAAAACCGTATTAACATTTGTCTTCAAATCATTAATACTTGTAACTTGTGAACTGTTATAGTAAACAGCACTATCAATCTCAACAAAAAGAACCTTCAGATCAATTATTTTTTGATTGATACCAGAAATACTAAAATCTTTTAATTTTGAAAGAATATTTTGTTTATCAAAGTCAGAAATAAAGTTACCGTTCTTTGGTTTGATGCTGATCAAAACATTACCAAACTGTGGTGGATCTAACTCTTCGCCACCAACAACAGAAACAGACTCTGTATTAGGGTAGATTGATTGAATAACTGCTTCATAGTCACGAGTTGTTACTGCTCTGTTCTGCGAAGCATAGATTCTAGGAGCAAAATACTTGATCGATTCGACAGGTTCAATATCACCGCCATTGGATGCAGCAATAGTAGTATCGATTGTAATTGCTGATGAAGGAATAACAATGCCTCCATCACTATCAATAACCCTACCAGAGAAGGAGAAGTTATTAGGTCCATTACCGTCCTTACCATCAGTGATGATATAAGACACCGTAATGACTGCATCATCTTCTAATTTTTTACCAAAATATCCATCACCAAACAACAGTTCATACTTTTCATCTTGAACTTCTTGAATCAAAAAGATTTCAGATTCTTGATTCAGGTTTATAATATTTGATGCTAATGAATATTCTCTTCCTTCACCAGTATCAGCAATACCCTTTACTTTTACGATGATTGTTGATGTATCGATGAATGAATTGTCAAGGATAAATCTCTGATCCACAGATCCATTAACGATAAAAGTCTTTTTAAGGAACGTTCCTTGGAAGATTTTTAGATCATCGAATGATGCGGTACCAGAATTGATGGTTGTAGTAACATCTTCTGGAATTGAGAATACAAAGTTTGTGTCATTTGTATTTCCAACACACACTAGACCCGCCTGTAAGGTCAGTGTAGAGGAAGAAACCTTAGTGGTTATGTCAAATCCTACTGTTGCCTGTGCAGCGCTTCTAGAGCGTGGTACGTAACCAATATTTCTTGCCAAAGAAACGACGTTCTCTCTCAATGTCGCAGAATCCAAGAAGGATTCATTAACGATCATATTGGAGTTGAACGCCGTTATGTAAGTATTATATGCTAACGTATCGATAAGGACCGAAAAATTAGATCCCTCAAAGTCAAAATCACTAAAGTTTGAGTTTGCTCTCAAATAATCTTTGATTGAGACCTTTATTTGATCAAAGTCTAGGTTTGTAAATTTGGTAAAAGGCATATTATTACCTTGCTGCCTCTAGTAAAAATGAAAATTCTTGTGTCGGAAACTCAAGACCAACAATATCAAATATAACTGTTATATCAAATGAGTTTGAGTCTGGTTGTGGATCAACTTCTACAATAGTATTATCAACTCTTGGTTCAAAATTTTCAATCGTTTCAAGGACTTGTTCTTGAATGACCGATGCAGTAGCAAAATCAACAAAGTCAAATAGACTAGAACGTACATCTGATCCTAAAAGAGGTTCAAAAAACCTCTCTTCAGGAATCGTTTGTACTAAATTCATAATGGATCTACGTATTGCAGATTCGTTTTTCAATATTGGCAAATCTTTTGTCACGGGATGTGGTTCAAAAGATAGACTGATGTCTTTAAATGCTCTAGAAACCCGTGGAAGCGCCATTGATCCTGTATAGTTTTCTTGACTTATTTATCAAGGTTATCCGTATCGTACTCTTTACCTGGATCATTTACTACTTCTTTCAATAATTTTTTCTTCTGATCCTCTTTAAGATAAAAATCTGAACGAGGATCGGTGATTAACGTCATACCACTTGCAATGAAGTCTTCACCCAAATCTGTTTTAGAATTTCCCATTAAAAAAACCTCTTTATGGTCATGATATCTCTATTTATTTCATCTTTTATAACAGTATAATCATCTTCAAGAACTTCTTTTAAATAATCTTCATCATAATTCTTGTAATAATTGGTTTTTGCAAGTTTTAATCTTGCTTCTAGAAGATCTTTTTTTGGTTGTACTAAAACTAAATTGTATTTTCCATTATTTGACTGAACTTTATTGATAAAAGTGTCTGCATTTCTATGATCTGCAAGAAATTTATAGTCTGTATACTTTAAATTATAGTTATCCACAACATCATAGAGGTAATCACATTCGTGATGGTCCTCTACAATGTAAATTGTGACATCATAATCGGAAGATGGAACAATTTCATTCAATTTTTTTTCAATAATAAGAAAATTTGCCGTTGAAGCAAAGGGGCATAGCGAAAAATTACCTAATTCTGGTCTAATTTTAGATAAATCACGAATCCATCTTCTAATGTATTTACTTTTCTTGTCTTTCATCGGGTGTTGTCCAGAAATAATCATCACAATCACCCAATCTTCCCCATTCAACACCATTTTCAGTTTGGAAAATTTGTGTTGATACCTTAAAGTCTGGTGTTTTGACTGGATCTGGTGTCATTGAAGTATCATAGATGCGGCATCTATTGTTTGGATATAAACAGAACTGGCCATTCCTCA